CCTACAGAGTCCAGAATTCGACGACTGTCGAGAGGATTGAGGAGAGGATTGGGTAAAAAATCATCTAAAAAAGGAGGAAAAAAATCCAAAAAGAGAAGAAAATCCAAAAGATCTAAAAGAAGAAAACATAAATCAAGAAAACATAAACGACACTAATCAAATCTAATCCACCTCTTCAATCGAATCTTCCACTAAAATTTCAATTGTCACCAAAGAATTCTTAATCGTACATTTGCAAACATTAGCAATCGAGATATTGCGTACATGTGTTGAGATATTGTCTTCATGAATCGAATTCATAAATGTATACACCCCTTTCTTTGATGGACAATTCATATTATAATGATAAAATATCTTCATAAAGATTTGCCTCCAAAAACACATTGGATAATTATGGCATTTATCAATCGAGAATTGGACAACCGATTCATTAAATGTAATATTTTGTGTAAATGGCTCAATAATCATTATACTAATAAACTGATTCCATTCGTCTGATTGTTCGCTTAAGCCAAGCAAATTTAATTTAATATTTTTGCCAAAGGTATCTTCAATTGCGGGCGAGATTGTGTTCCGATATTTCCCCCTAACCGACCATGCGGGCGTCGTATCCTTAAAATACGGTATTTGATTTGTGTGTGCAAAATCATATATCGCATCCTTATAAAAGTCGAGCATAGGTCGCATAATATTTACACCACCAATTACTGCTGATTTTCGAATTACTGCTAGATCAAGGATATTTCTTCCTCGACATACGTTGGCAAATATATTCTCTACAATATCATCTTTGTGGTGGGCAAGAAGAATTGTCGAACATCCTTCATCAGCCAATACCTGTCTATAAAAATCGAATCGAATTTGTCGAGTCATAATTTCATAATCGCTCCGTTTACATTCACTACGTTTAATATCGTCAATTGACCAAGTATATAATTTAATTTCATTATATTTACACCATTCTTCCAAAAATTCCTGTTCCATAATAGTTTCAGGGCGATTATTATAGTTGACGTGTGCACCAACAACCGAATATCCCAGACGGCGAATAATAGCAATTAGAACCATCGAATCAGTCCCCCCCGAAAGCGAAACCACAAATTTTTTATGTACACTAGATATACAAAATTCATTGATTGCTGCAATAAGTTTGGTATCATTAAATCGCTGTTTAATAATTGGATCAACAATAGTCGGGATAAATTCTAACACCTTCTTATATTTATTAAAATTTAATGTTGAAGTATCGTTATTACCGAATATCGATGCATACAAAGTTTGAAACATTTCGAGTCGATATTGTTTGTTAATATGTATTCTCAAATATATTTTAAATCAATTTTTAAAAATATAAAATAGCATTACCATAAATATAAATATTTGTTCGGTTTATAATATAAAAATTTGCTTATATTATAAATTATATATATACGATGTCTCGAATACAAGAATCACAAAATAATTTTACTTCTACAGAAAATAAGATGTTAGTATGGGATATGTTAGTTAACAATCGAATATTTGATAATATAGAAAATGACCATTTTGCAAATGTAAAAATGATGTTTGAAAATATAATTTCAGGATTAAATAAGAATATTTCGAAATCTGAAATTATAACAAATGAGAGATTATTAGAATTAAATAAGAAAGTAATAATTCAGATAAAATCCAATATTTCGGTTTTCAAACCGAGATCAGTCGAAAGTCTACAAGATACAGAGCGCGTCCTAGTTTTTGATAGAAATCTTGAATCAGCAAAAAATGATTTTGATACACTGAATAAACCTGCCGTACCAAAGACACCGGATTTTTTATTACCGGACGAGGAACCATTGCGTTCAGAAAATATGGATGCGATGTTAGAGAAATTAAAAATGGAACGTGAAAAATTAGTTCCTACAGATGTAAGTGGAGTAATTACACCTCCTCCAATACCTGAACCTATCACGAATAATATTCCCTTAAAAAAACTCAATAGAATGGAAGATCTATTTGATAGTCAAGATGAATCGAAACCTCGCAAAGTAAGTTTTAATAAAGTCGAAGAAATATTAAGCCAAGAATATTCGGGAGAGAAACGTGTTAATAATAATATTAAACTTATAAAAGTATTTGATTTATTAACAGAAATCAATTTGAAGCATGATGAAATATTGAGGTTATTGCACTCGCCATCAATATTATAATCACGTTTTAATCACGTTTTAATCACGTTTTAATAAAATAAAAATCTTTCATAAATATATAATGGCAAAAACTTTTCGAAGGAAATCGAGGAATTTTAGGAAATCGAGAAAAAGACCGATTCATAAAAAACGTTCAAAAAAATATGTAATGAAAAAACGTAGATCTACTCATCGCAAAAATAGAATACAAAAAAGAGGTGGGGCGCCCCCCCCCCCATTAACTATTCCATTAACTATTCCATTAACTAGTCCATTTGCAAAAGGGTTTCTTAAACAACACCAACCACAAGAACAACCCCAACCACAAGAACAACCCCAACCACAAGAACAACCACAAGAACAATATAAACAACTAAAGCATGTGACTGGTAATTATGGTATGTGGCCTAAAGTAACATTAATTAGGAATACCAAACGGTACAACCGTGGACAAAAAATTTATGTGAAAGGTCTATATAAAGATAATAATTATCCGTATAATTTATATTATTCGATAGTCTCGGTTGATAATCCTTATTCAACAAAAAAAGAATTTGTCTCGGTTGATGAAGACAATTTTAACAGGCGTGTATTATCAACCGAGATTAATTAGTGACTTGATTAATTCATCTTCTTAATCGCGTTTCTAAATCTTCTCAAACACATATTTCTCTCCTTTCTGTTTGAAATACCCAATTAACAGAGGGTTCGAGGTTTTGCAACTTTCCAAATCATATACTTCGCCTGTCTCTTCGTTCATACCATACGTGATTCCTTGAATCTTGATTTCAACAGGTGTCCACGTTACAACTTCCTTATTAATTGACGCTACCTTATCAACGTGTTGCTTATCTATATTCGGCAAATATGTAAATCGGTCTTTTCCAGGATTACCAACACTGAAACACTGGAGTTGCTCTTTATTATCTCCGCGTACATGAATACTACAATCGATCGCCGATTCTTTAATTGTCTTCAGCAAATCCCGATTAATACTTTCTTTAATCGACGAAATCTCATGTAATGCTTCATCACTGGTATATGGTGTATCCTTCACCAATTTACTCTTATCTTTTGCTCGCAATTCCAACGACAATTCACTTTCTAATTGGGCTTTACTAAAAGTCATCAAATATAAGAATACTTCCACAGTTTGCAATTCTTTCGGCAAATCATGGTGACTGCAAATGCGTCTGGCGCGTCCTACCACTTGATCTATCCGCACAGGATGCCAATATGGCTCTGTAATATGCACATATCGAACATTCTTAAGATTGATACCTTCAGCCCCCGAAGCAGTAATCATTAATATCTTGATTATTTCTCCGTAAAAGTTATTTTCTCCCATAGTTTTCAATCCACTAACGATCGATGCCGGCAATATATTTGTATTATTATTAAATATATTTCTGATCATTTCTTTTTCCTCAACTGTTTCGGTTCCGGTATATAGAGCAAATTTCGGTTTCCCATACATTTCTTTCGGTACATCAATCATCCATTCGCCCCCAGCATTCTTCTTAACTTTAAATTGGACAAATCCATTTGCTTCTAATACTAATTTAAGGATCCCAATACCTTCTAATGTTCTGAAATGTGAATAAATAAGATGAAGTCCTTTATGGTCAACATCCACAATATTTTCATATATATTTAAAAATTTGGGGCTGTAAGTTTGCAATGCATCCCGAGTCAAAAACTTCTGACTATCGCGTTCCAATGATTTTAATGCTTCACGTATTTTTCTCTCATAATTCAATTTTTTTTTGTTTTTTGACAAAGAAGATATTTGAATTTGTTCCATCGATTTTACTTCTCCGGTATTTGCCTCGCCATCAAGGATTGCATTTGTATCCATATCACCATCGCCTTCATCAGCTCCAATATCAACATTATCACCATCTATTACATCGGCTTCTTTAATACCCTCAACCTCTACTAATGCCTCTAAATTTTCATTGTCGATCGCATTAACAATAGTATCATCATCATTGGGAAAGGGTCGACGAATATCCGGTTTAGGGAAAACAAAATTACAGAATGCCCGAGAGAAAATCCGATATGTTGAAACCGTATCCTGATAAATATCATCGGTTTGTTTTTTCTTCTTTTTCTTATTAGATGCTTCCAAAATTCTCTCTTGAACGCGAGCCTCTTCATACGCTCCAAATTGGAAATCACTCATTTCTATTTTAATCACATGAAAATCCTCGCTTTTACTATATTTCGGCAATAGCTGATAAATGTCGGGAAAAAAACTGGTTAATCCGACGATTCTATACTTCAATAAATTATTATTTTTCACATTATTTTCATCATCGATAAATTTCCCTCTAAAAACATCATAATTATCGGGCAATGCTTTATAATTTTCGATTTTGGTTACATCAGGATCAATTGCAATGTTATTCTTTTCGAGAGATTGCACAATCATTTCAATAAATTCATTATGTGTTAAGCCTGTCTCAGCATTATATTTAACACCATTATAATCTAGTTCGCCAGAATCTTTGGCACGATAAATACTAGTAAAATTAAATGGATTGCGAGTTAACACTAAAATATTGGTACTCGGTTTATAATCTATAAAATCGATTAAATCGCTAGTTAATCCGCCTTTATCGCGCGCTGTCTTTTTAAACATATCATACAAAACGGGTTGGTCGATTTTGCGTTGATCGCCGATCTTCAATTTAAAAGTATATGTGCTGATATATCCTCTCAACATATTGAATAAAATACTAATTTCATTCGGATAATTAATCATTGGTGTCCCCGAGAGAAATATAATTTTGCAATTTTCAGCCGACATCAAATATTCGTATATTTTCATAGAAAGAGATTGGGGGCGCTTCAATTTATTT